GATGTATTCGGAAGGTGTAAGAACTCTGAAATCTTCGAGTATATTCGTGAGAACTTGGAGTTTGATCAGCTTATTTGGGAATTTGGCACTGAGGACAATCCTGATTGGGTTCACGTGTCTTACGTTTATGATGGCATTAATCGTGGTCGGTGCCTCAAGGCTTGTCGTGATGATGAGGGCCAGACGTACTATAAAGTAATATTTGGTAAATCGTTATGATAGGTCTGGGAATGAGTTTAAGTCAGGGTGGGGCGACGGAATCTGCTTCTATTGCTGGTAGAGATTCGTTCGCTAACACCAAGTCCCTGTCTTTTGACGGGGTCAACGACACCATGGAGTTTGGCTCGAATCCAAACACCACGTTCCAGTCTCTTTTGGGTGCTGGTTCGTTTACTGTGTCATACTGGATGAAGGCTGCCGACATTATGGACTCCAGCGGCTCCAACGGCAGGTCAGCTCTTTTGGAGGAGTTTGCCTTCTCCCCGACCAGAATAGTAAACCTTGGTCTCATTTACCCTCCCTCACATAGCACGACAAGTTTTCAAGGAGCTATGAACTTTGGGTACTTTGATGGGAACGAAGGTGCCTACTATTTCAACACCTTTAGTACCAATCTAAGCTCAATATTGGCTGACGACACTTGGTTTCATGTAGCATATACAAGTGAAGTCTCTGGGGGCACTAGAGCTGGGAAGATATATATCAACGGGGTAGACAGGACGGCCTCGGATGCCTCCGCAGCTGATGATTTTTCTTCGAGAGAATTTAAGAGCTTTAAGATACCTACGCAGAACTTTAACGGAGGTATAGGGGCTTACGAAGAACTCTCGTTGGATGAGATTAGTTTTTACAACATCGCCCTAGCCCCTAGTGTGGTGGCAGATGTATACAATAGCGGTGTTCCTAAGGATCAGTCAGATCACGCTAGAATTGTTGGGTACTGGAGGCTCGAAGACAACGGAACAGACGGCAGCGCCAACAGCAATGACTTTGCAATCACTGGGGCTACATTCTCCACAAGCGTACCAACATAATGAACCCGAACAGAACTTACTGCATCGTCAACTACGCAGACGTCACCGACGACATGGTTGCTGCATCGTCCATCAAGTCCAAGGATTCCCTCAGGAGATCTGTGTCTGGTGACGACAGAGTCATCATGTCTTGGGATGGAGGTTCTACACCAAGTTTTTTTGACCCCTACACTACATACACTCACTCTCAGATGAGAGCTATTGTTTCTGACGAAAGCGAGGGGTGGTATGAGGAACAAGAGATACCAGAAATACCAGAATAACAAACAATCATGAGCATCGAAAAAAAATCACAACCCGTGTGTGAGTTTGACGACATCAGCTTCTTGGATCAAGACAAGTTGAAAAAGCAAGAGGATAAGGTCAAGTCTGGAGAGATAACGTGCAACCTCGATGCGCCCGAGGACTGCGAGAGCTGTAGTGGATAATGCTAGGCCTCGGAGGTGAGATATATAGAGGTGGTATCGTTGAAGAAACTCCATACTCTAGTTTACGCGCCTTGTCTTTTGACGGAACGGACGACATAGTGTTCTATGCCGACGACGATGATTGGCACGGAGGCAGTAATAATGGATTTACTATAAGCTTCTGGCTAAAGCAGGGCACTTACAACACTAGAACTGTCTTTTCAAAGTATCAGGACGGTAATAACGTATGGAAAATCCACATTCTTCGGAATGGTAATGCCATGGTCTTTGATATGATCGAGGGGGGCACCCTTAACTGTAAAATAACAACGGACGACGCCGTCTCGACTTATGCGGGGGCCTACACGCACTATGTGATTTCTGTAAGAACAGACAGCGGCAATGCGTTTGAAACTGGTAGCTTTATTATGATTAACGGGGTAAGTGTAGACGTCACGTTCGTGGTTGACGCCGCGTTTGACCAAGCCCACTTCAATAACACAGGCGCCCCCTCGTGGGGGGCCTCGTCCACAAGTCGTTTTGCGCTTGATCAACTAGACGAGTTTGCGGCATGGAACAACAATATTACGCCTCAAGCTGCCGTTGCTATGTACAACGGAGGCGTCCCGATAGATCTTACGAAGTCTTCGGGAAACTATACAGGCGCCAACGGTCCAGATTCTTTGCACGCCTGGGTCAGGGGCGAGAAAAACTTCGGAGGTGTCGATACAGAGCTTACGGGTACAGTTAATAACCTAGGCACGGATGACGCAGGAAAAGGTGTCTTCTCGTTAGGAAACCCTACAGTCGTGGCGGCTGGGTAATTACTCCAACTCTCTGTACACTCTCTGAATAAGCAGCCTAGCCTTCTGAGTAATAGCGTAGCGAACCCTGTAGTTATACTTGGTCTCGTCCCTGAAGAGGTGGTCCTCGTAGGTATCCGAGGGTGTAAGCTTGTCGAAGTGCTTGTATATGTATCCTTTTTTGACTAGAGGGTATATCACCCTGTTCCCCAGATTGTTCTTGTTCATATCTAGCTCCTCGGAGGCATAGTCTATGGTAAAAAACTGCAGGTCGTAGGCCCATAAAAGAAACTCTATATGGCTGAACCTCAGGTCACTAACCTGCACCATCAACCTCTTTACGTTCTTGAGTTTCTTTAGATAGTTCCTCTTGATATATTTGCTATCTTGTAGAGCAAAGTCACGGAACATTCTCTTCTTAGAGATCTTGCTTCTTGGCATTTCACTAAATTAATCCATAAGATATGAAAGAAGAAGAATTTTTGATAGAACTTCAGATGCTTTTGGTTGAGATAGACAACCTGGTGGACCGCTATGAAATGAGAGACAGAGTTCTTTCTATCTTTGTGGCTGGTCTTCTGGAGCCTATAGACGAAAACACTTCTAATATGAAGGCTATGTATAACTACATAGTAGACAGTCGAGAGGAGCTGGATACCATGCTTGATTTTATAAACACTAGCTACGAAGAGTCTAAAAATACAAACGACTTAGACGATCTACTCGGAGGGTTGGATATTTCATTAAACTGATGGACGGCGTTATTAGAAAGATTGTAATAGGTAGAGACCCCAAGGATGCTATGGCGTACTTCGTGGGTATGCGTGCGGGGTCGGGACAGGTTAGCGCCATAGTCCTAGACGACGAGCACCTCTTCAGATACAGCAAAAAGAGATACCTTGTTTACATTCAAAACGATGACGGGCAGACGCTATGGAAGTCTGTAGACGATATGCCCTGTATTTTGGAATACGACTTAAACTTCTGACATGGCTCGTAAAAAAAGACCGCCGTCAGTTAAGGTTTTGCCACCCAGTACTATATGGGAGTGGTTTGCTCCAGACCTGATATCTACGGATCAGAGCTTTCTTACCGCACCCTACGGAAGTAATGACGACGTTTCTTTTGATCTATTGGACCTATTGCAGTCCAGCACGTATCCAGAATGCAACTTCCCAGTATACCCCAAAGTATTCCTTGGGGGTTCGCCATGGGTTCGCACAAACATTGCGGCATTCACTCAATATGCGGGGCAAGAGGTACCGCCTCAGCTGGTTAACGACTGTAGGATAATAAGCCAGAAGGGTAGATACATAGGCTGCGACAACGGCACCGCAAATATCTCGCAACTCGGAGTCAACTTTGTGGCTGCGGGGGACTACGGCACCTTGACTATAAGCAGTATTTCGGACCTGGGGGACGGGACGGTATTGGTAGTCTTTGGCGTAGGCGCTAGGGCTACAAATATTTTCACCAAGTACACCAATCCTATCAATCAGCCGTTTTTCCCGTACAACAGTCAAACCACTCTAGTGGGGGGAGTCCCCATCTTCGGAGAGACTTATCTAAACAAAGGTAAAATACAGTGTAAGGGCCTCAGGGCTCACTACATTCCAGGAAATAAGAACACTCAGAACAACCCCAATACTCTTGAGTGGGACTTCACGATAATCGCATAATGACTAGAGAAGGACTAATAACAGACGGGACTGAGTTCATGCTGCCTGACGGAAGTCCGTACGCAGGACCTTATCACGTCCACGTATCTAAGGGGGCTATGGTAGGGGCTAGGCATGTAAGCACCCCACACTCTGTGTTAATAGCCATAAGTCCGTCTGCGACAGAAAAGGTCGTAAAGATACAGAATGAATTAAAACAGCAAGATTTTCTTGCAAACGCACCAAGAGTTTCATTATCTTCATCGGGTGGTGGAGGATACTCTGGAGGCGGTGGGGGAGGAGGGGGAGGAGGTTCCGCCCCTTCATCTAGCTATTAAATACATTTAAATGAAAACTTTTAACTTCTTCGTTGTAAAGCTCGAAAAGCTGGTCAACGACACCATCACCATGAGTGACGGTACGGAGCTGTACGTAGACAGCAAATGGGATGAGATGGGTGAGTTCAATCACAGGGTCACCGAAGGCCCCGTCGTAGCTTCTCCTTTTAAATACGACACGGGCGTAAAGCCTGGAGACACCCTTTACTTTCATCACCTTGTAGTTATGCAGGGAGGTCAGGTTCTTACGGGTGACGATGATCACTATATTGTGAAGTACAACGAGGAGGCCATAAACAACCAGGCGATAGCCTATAAAAGCCAAGAGAGCGGCTCTATACATCCGCTAACGGGGTGGGCACTGCTTGAGCCCGTGGAACAGGAAGAACTAAAAACAAAGTCTGATGTTATCGAAGTTGTCGAACTTAAGGAGGCGCTACCTACAAAAGGTCGTGTCGCTTTTACGTCTAGCGGGATTCAGGATATTGGATTGAGCGTAGGCGATGTAGTCGGGTTCAAGGAAAACAGAGACTACAGGATAACTATAGACGGGACAGAATATTACAGGACACGCACCGAAGATCTACTCTATGTCGAAGAAGTTTACAACGGTTGATGCGGCCCAGCGCCTCATGAACAGTATGGAGGACGCCATCGACAATATGATCGACGAGATCAAGAAACCCGTAGATCCTGAGATCAACGGAAGCGCACGTAAGGCTGAGCTGCAGTCTATTAAGCAGACCGCTACAGACTGCAAGGAGCTAATCGTTGAGAGACAACGGTTGGAGCAAATGATCAAAGACCTACACAATAATGGAGGTATCGAAGAAGCAAAAGACTACAGCGGAGGTTTCGCTGAAAGATTCTCTAAATGATTGGAAACAAATAGTATGGCAATACAATAAAACAGAATACAAGTTCTGGGAAGATTCCTGGAACGACAAGAGCGAGGATTAAGTTGTTGGTTTTCGTCAGGCGGCCCTCTGCGCATATAGGGCTTATCAACTGGGGCGTAGTTCAGTTGGTTAGAGCGTCTGTCTTATACACAGGAAGTCGCGGGTTCAAGTCCCGCCGCCCCAACAATTTGTTATATTTGTACCATGAAGCTCAATAAAAGAGACTACAAGAAGGAGTATGCTAAATACGGAAAGGCCAAAAAGGCTAAGAGGTATAGGGCATTCCTGAACAAAATCAACCGCCGTAAGAAGAATTACGGAAACGGTGACGGTCTCGATGAATCGCATGTAGGTACGTCTGATAAAACCACACTTCAACCTCAATCAAAAAACAGGGCCAACAACAGGCCCAAGCGCAGACATAGCAGATAACCGCATGCGCTCGTAGCTCAGCTGGATAGAGCATCTGCCTTCTAAGCAGACGGTCACAGGTTCGAATCCTGTCGGGCGTACTAAATTAAATACAATGGCTAAATACATTTGTGAGTGCGGCGACCACGAAGACGATAAGTCTGGGGTCACCATAAAATTTGCTGAGGGAAAAGCTCAGCATCAGATCCAATGTCCGTGCGGAAAGAACATGATTCTTAAGAATCCCAAGTCAGGCGCCCCTAGCTTCAAGAGCAATAGGTGGGGTCAAGTGTTTTGAGCTCGCTAGTAAACATAGAGGAATACGATGAGGCAGTTATCAAGATTTGTCCCAAGGGTACACAAGGTGAAATTATTCAACTTGGTGATATACTCATTGCACTTCCCGCTCAGCCGCCCAAAAAGCAAATTGCGGGACATGGAAAGTCAGACAACCTGCAGCTGTGGACACGGGAGTCTATGCCTGAGGAGCTGTCTAGGATTAAGAGTATGGACGAGTGGGCCGAGACCCCCAGAGAGTTCAGAGAGAAGTTTCGTCCGTATATCGAGGAGGAGTTTAGACGTAGGCGTGAAGGCTTTTGGTTCTATAATAACGGCGAGCCTACGTATATTACGGGTAGGCACTACATGATGCTTCAGTGGACTCGGATGGACATAGGTCACCCGAGCTTCCTAGCGTTTCAGAGAGAAATTTTCATACATTTGGCTGCGTGTGAGGCGGACCCACGCTGCATAGGGCAGCTATACACCAAGTGTCGGCGGAGTGGATACACAAATATCTGTTCCGCCGTTTTGGTGGACGAGGCTACACAGGTCAAAGACAAGCTGTTGGGCATACAGTCGAAGACGGGTAAGGACGCACAGGAGAATATCTTCATGAAGAAGGCCGTGTACATGTTCAGGCACTACCCCTTCTTCTTTAAGCCTATACAGGACGGTACCACAAACCCGCGTATGGAGCTGGCGTTCAGGGAGCCCAGCAAAAGGATAACAAAGAACAACAAAACCTCACAGACGGGCGAAGCTCTTAACACTGTGATCAACTGGAAAAACACAACAAACAATGCGTATGACGGAGAGAAGCTCCACATACTGTATCTAGACGAGGCAGGAAAATGGGAAAAACCTACAGACATAAGAGACGCCTGGAGGATTCAACGGATGTGTTTGATCGTAGGGCGAAAAATCGTGGGAAAGGCAATGGTGGGAAGCACCGTGAATCCGATGAACAAGGGTGGGAAGGAGTACAAGGATCTATGGAAAGACTCAAACCCAAACGAAAGAAACGCAAATGGTAGAACGCGCAGCGGCCTGTATAGGCTATTTATCTCAGCCGATAGGTCACTTGAAGGCTTCTTCGATATCTACGGACATCCAGTCATTGAAAATCCTGATAATCCTGTGGACGGCCTTGACGGCGATAGCATTGTTCAAGGATCGAGGCAGTATCTAAAGAACGAGAGAGACAGCCTCAAGCACGACCCGTCCGAACTGAACGAGGTGGTGAGACAGTTTCCGTTTACCACGGACGAGGCCTTCAGGGACAGCATAGACGGAAGTCTATTCAACATAGGAAAAATCTATCAGCAGATAGAACACAACGACGAGCTGTTTCCGAACCCAGTCGTAAAGGGCAATTTCATCTGGAAGGAGAAAGACAAAGAGGTGGTGTTCTCCCCCGACGTAAACGGTAGGTTCAGGGTATCCTGGATGCCACCACAGGAACAGAGAAACGTCATGAAAATGGACAAGGGCAAGAGGGTGGCTCCATTTAGCGACAGAGGGTGCGGAGGTGTTGACTCCTACGATCTGGACTCTACGCTAGACGGAAGGGGATCTAAGGGGGCACTGCATCTGTACAACAAGTTCCACATAGAGAACCCCTCTAACATGTTCGTCCTTGAGTATGCCTCACGTCCAGACCTGGCCAAGATATTCTACGAAGACGTACTCATGGCTGCCTTCTTCTACGGGTACCCACTCCTCGTGGAGAACAACAAGTACGGTATCGTAAGATACTTTGAGTCAAGAGGTTACGACGGATACCTAATGGACAGGCCCGATCATCTCAAGGCAGCCAACTCCAAGATGAACGTGAAGACCAAGGGTATACCGTCGAACTCACAGGATGTGATACAGGCTCATGCCCACGCCATCGAGCAGTACGTGTACGACCACGTAGGTATAAACTACGACACGGGTAACGTAGGCAACATGTATCTTAACAGGACGCTGGAGGACTGGATAGGATTCAAGATCAACGACCGTACTAGGTTTGACCTTACGATAAGCTCTGGTCTAGCCCTGCTGGCCGCCCAGAAGTCAAAGCCTAAAGAGAAGAGCGATTTTACCGAGCGCAAGTTTTTTAGACGCTATAAACCAATCGGTTGATTTATTATATTTGTGCCAATGTATAGCAGTAATAACTCACACAAGAAGGGGTTCCCTGATCCTCTCGCGGATTATTCTGTAAAGCAGGATAAGTCTTATGGGCTTCAGTATGCAAAGGCTATGTATTCTCAGTGGGGACAATCCACTGATACTCATTCTCTGTACGGAAGAAGGAATAAGATATTCAGCAGAAGCAGAGATTATGCAAACGGTACGCAGGACACGACTATCTACAAGCAGCTGCTAAACTCTCTGTCTCCAGAGAAGGGCGACGGAAGCTTGCTGAACCTAGACTACACGCCAGTACCCATACTGCCTAAGTTCGTAAAGATCGTACTGAACAAGATCTTATCTAGAGATCCGTACCCCAACCTAGAGTCTACCGACCCCATCTCTTCTTCCGAAAAGAACAGGGAGAAGGAGCGCATCAAGATGCAGGTACAGGCCCGCAAGGAGCTTGAGGCACTTAAGGAAATGACGGGTGTGGTGCTCGACATGGACCCTGACAGCATTCCCGAGACTCTCGAAGAGGCGGAGATGTTTATGGATACGAACATCAAGACCGACGCAGAGGTGGCTGCACAGCTCGCTACGAGCTTGACGCTCGACTGGGCCAATTTTAACGACAGCACCTTCAGGAGAGCCGTGATGGACATCGTGTCCTTGGGTATGGCAGTGGTGAAAAGAAACAACGACCCCAACAAGGGTATCGACATAGAGTACGTAGACCCCTCTACGTTTTTGCACAGCTACACAGAAGACCCCAACTTCGGGGACCTGGTGTATGCGGGACACATCAAGCGCATACCTATACAGGAGCTTAAGCGTATCGCGGGTGATCAGCTCAGCGAGGAGGACTACAAGAAGATAGCCAACAAGGTCAAGGACAAGTACTCCAACGACGCATCTAGATACAACTCTTCGCACTACGACGACAGGTACATGCGTACCATCTACGGATACGACGAGTACATGGTAGAGCTTTTGGACTTTGAGTTTATCTCGGTAGACTGCATGCACTTCGAGGAGAAAGACAGCAGGTTCGGCAACACTGGATTCTACTTCAAGGGTATGGATCATAAGCCCAAGGCTGGTGGCGTCTTCGGTAGAACACCGCACAAGATGGAGGTAGCGTGTGTGTACGGGGGTACGTTTATTGTGGGGGC